ACGCGGCAAGCCGCTGGAACAAGGCGCTGCTCGACAACTCGGCCAGGCCCTCCGGCGCGCTCGTGTATACGACCGGCGGCCACCTGACGGGCGAGCAGTTCGAGCGCTTGAGGGGCGAGCTCGAGCGGACCTACCAGGGCGTGCGCAACGCCGGCCGGCCGCTGCTGCTCGAGGGCGGGCTCGACTGGGGGCCTGCCCCGGCGAAGGCCGGGGGCGATGAGCCTGTCGCCCCGCGACATGGACTTCATCGACGCCAAGCACGCCGCCGCCCGCGAGATCGCGCTAGCGCTCGGCGTGCCGCCGATGCTCTTAGGGATCCCGGGCGACAACACCTATTCCAACCTGCAGGAGGCGACCCGCGCGTTCTGGCGCCAGACCGTGCTGCCCTTGGTCAACCGCACCGCCAAGGCGCTCATCGGCTGGCTCGGGCCCGCCTACGACGACGCGCTCTCGCTCGCCCCCGACCTCGACCAGATCGAGGTGCTGAGCTCGAGCGCGAGGCGCTGCCTGCCCTCGGACTTGTTCCGGGGGTGGGCGCGGCTGCCGAGGACGACTCGTAGGTTGGGTTACGCCGTCAGGCCGTAACCCAACAATCGCGTGCGGAGCCCGTTGGGTTACGCGCTGACGCGCTAACCGAACCCACCTTCGCCCTACCGCCCACCCTACGGAACACACAGCATGACGCACGCTGAAATCCGCGCGAGCGATCCGGCGCGGGAGGTGAAGTTCACCGCGCTGGATCTCAAAGACATCGACCTCGACGGCATCTTCGAGGGCTATGCCAGCCTGTTCCACAAGGAGGACATGGGCCGCGACATCGTCGTGCCGGGCGCCTTCCGCGAGAGCCTCGCCGAGCGCGCTCCCAACGGCATCAAGATGCTGTTCCAGCACGACCCCAACCAGCCGATCGGGGTGTGGCTGAAGCTTTATGAGGATGCGCGGGGCTTGCGCGTGCGCGGCCGGCTGATGCTGGAAATAGCCAAGGCGCGCGAGGTGCTGGCGCTGATCCGCGCTGGTGCCATCGACGGCCTGTCGATCGGCTTCCGCGTGATCCGCGGGCTGCGCGACCACCGCACCGGCGTCCGGCGGCTGGAGAAGATCGACCTGTGGGAGATTTCCATCGTCACGTTCCCGATGCTGCGCGAGGCGCGCGTCGCCTCGCTCAAGGGGCGCGGCGCCTTCGGCGGCCGCTCGCCGACGGAACGCGAATTCGAGCGCTGGCTCACGCAGGATGCTGGGTTCACGCGCCGAGAGGCCCGCGCGGTGATGCGCGAAGGCTTCAAAGGGCTCAAGCCCCTGCGGGACGCGGGGCTGGCCACCGGCTGGGAAGCAAGGCTGCACCGGCGCATGTCGGAAGCGGCCCGGCTGCTCAGGTCCTGCCACTACTGACACGAGGACATGATCCAATGCTGAAAGACCAAGGGCTCGAAACGAAGTCGGCCGGTGCCGACGACTTAGGGCTAGCCTTCGACGACTTCATGCGCGCCTTCGAGAGCTTCAAGGAGACCAACGACCGCCGGCTCGGCGAGATCGAGCGCCGCATGTCGGCCGACGTGGTGACGGTCGACAAGCTCGACCGCATCGACCGCGCGCTCGATGAGCACAAGCGCCTGGTCGATGACCTGGCCCACAAGGCAACGCGCCCGCAGCTCTCGGCCGCGGCGCCGCGCTCGCATCTGGGCCTCCAGCACAAGGCCGCCTTCGAGGGCTACGTGCGGCACGGCGAGTCGGGCTCGCTGCGCGCGCTCGAGAGCAAGGCGCTGTCGGTCGGCTCCGACCCCGACGGCGGCTTCCTCGTCCCCGACGAGACCGAGCGCGCCGTCAACCGCGCGCTGCGCGATGTCTCCCCGATCCGGGCGATCGCCGGCGTGCGCCAGGTGTCGGGCTCGGTCTACAAGAAGCCGTTCGCGCTGACCGGGCCCGGTTCCGGCTGGATCGGCGAGACTGCGTCAAGGCCTGAGACGACCACGCCGACGCTGGCCGAGCTCACGTTCCCCACCATGGAGCTCTACGCCATGCCCGCCGCGACCCAGGCGCTGCTCGACGACAGCGCGGTCGACATCGACCAGTGGATCGCTGAGGAGGTGCGCTCCGGCTTCGCCGAGCAGGAGGGCACCGCATTCGTCTCTGGCAACGGCAGCAACCGGCCGAGGGGCTTCCTCGACTACCCTAAGGTGGCGAACGCCTCGTGGACGTGGGGCAACATCGGCTTCATCTCGACCGGCGTCGCCGGCGCTTTCCCGGCGTCGAACCCGACCGATAAGCTGATCGACGTCGCCTATGCGGTGAAGTCGGGCTATCGCGCCAACGCCCATTGGGTGATGAACCGGGCGACGCAAAGCGTCATCCGCAAGTTCAAGGATGCCGACGGCAACTACATCTGGCAGCCGGCGGCCAAGGCCGGCGAACCGCCTATGCTGCTCGGCCAACCGGTAGCCGAGTCCGAGGACATGCCGGGAATCGCCACCGACAGTTATTCGATCGCGTTCGGCGACTTCCGCCGCGGCTATCTGATCGTCGACCGCGTCGGCATCCGCGTCCTGCGCGATCCTTATAGCTCCAAGCCCTACGTGCTGTTCTACACGACCAAGCGCGTTGGCGGCGGCATGCAGGACTTCGAGGCGATCAAGCTGCTGAAGTTCGCAGTCTAGCACGGAAGGTTCCCTCTCCCCCGCGAAGCGGGGGAGAGGGTTAGGGTGAGGGGCGGGTGCACCACCACGTCGGAGCAAGTTCCCGCCCCTCACCCCGACCCTCTCCCCTCGTGAAGGACGAGGGGAGAGGGAGACCACCACCTCGCAGGGTCGCCCCCTCCCCGTCCCTGCGAGCCCGGCGGGGACCTGCGCCGTCCTCACTCCCCGGCGCTGGTCCCCGCCACCCTGATGTTCGTCATTCCAGACATCGCGAGCCTGGGCTCGCGATGATCTGGAACCCAGGAGAGATTCGCCGAAGGCGCAACATGGTGTCTTCGACGACTCTCGCGCTGGGTTCCGGATCGGCCTCCGGCTGCGCCTTCGTCCGTCCGGAATGACGAGGGTGGGATTTCTCGCTCAGTCCACCATCGGACATGCCCATGGCCCTGATCCTGACCGCTCCCCCTGCGGCCGATCCCGTGACGCTCGCCGAGGCGAAGGCCCACCTGCGCATCGACGGCACGGCCGAGGACGCGCTCGTTTCGAGTCTCATCCTCACCGCGCGCCTGCACGTCGAGGCGGCACTCGGGCTGGCGCTCATCACCCAGAGCTGGTCCTACCTGCTCGATGCCTGGCCGGAGGGCGCGGTCAGGCTGCCGATCCGTCCGCTGCAAAGCGTGAGCGCCGTCAAGCTCACCGCTGCCGACGGCGCGGTGACGACACTGCCGCCGGTGCGCTACCTGCTCGATGGCGCCGGTCTGCCGCCGCGGCTGGTGCCGGTCGGCGGGCCGTTGCCTGAGCCCGGTGCGACGGCACTCGGCATCGAGATCGCCTTCATCGCCGGCTACGGCAATGCCGCGGCCGACGTCCCCTCCCCTATCCGGCAAGCGATGCTGCTGCTCATCGCGCACTGGTTCGAGCACCGCGAGCCGGCGCAGGAGACGACGATCGCGCGAATTCCATCGGCCGTCTCGGAGCTGCTCATGCCTTTCCGGATCATACAGCTATGAGCGGGCCGTCGATCGGCGCGCTGCGCCAGCGGCTGACGCTCGAGACCCCGGTCCGCACCGGCGAGGAGGGCGGCACCGCGGTCATCAGCTGGAATGCGATCGCGACGCTGTCAGCCAGTATCACGCCGCAGTCTGGCCGCGAGATCGTGCTCGCGGACGGCGTGGCCGCCCGCGTCACCCATGAGATCGTCATCCGCTACGGCCCAGGCGTAGCCCCGGCCATGCGCTTCACCGCTGCGGGGCGCATCTTCGAGATCCACGCCGTGCTCGACATCGACGAGCGCAGACGCTGGCTCAAATGTCTGTGTGAGGAGCGATTGCCATGAAGGTAGGCGTCAAGATCAGCGGCCTTGCGTCGAGCCTGGCCGCCGACGCGGTGGTGCAGCTCCGCGGGCGGATCGAGCGCGAGGAGGAGCTCTGGCTCGACCGGATGCGGGTCCTCCCCCGGTCACCCAAGCCGCGCGACCGCCGCCGCACGCGCGACGAGCCGAGCCAGGCGCGGAGATGAGCCATGTCGAGCGCCGCCTGGGCCCTGCAAAAATCGGTACACGCCGCACTCACCGCGGATGCACCGCTCACCGCTCTGCTCGGCGGCCCGCACGTCTATGACGACGTTCCGCGCGGCACGAGCTTGCCCTATCTCACGTTCGGCCTCGACACCGAGCGTGACTGGAGCACCGGCGGCGAGGAAGGGGCCGAGCACATTCTCAGCGTCCACGTCTGGTCTGAGGCGGGCGGTCGCAAGGAGACGCACGAGATTATCGCGGCAGTGCGCGCGGTCCTGCACGATGCGGCGCTGGCTCTCACCGGCCACCGGCTCGTCAACCTGCGCCATGAGTTCTCCGACGCGCGGCGCGAGGGGGATGGCGAGACATACCACGGCATCGTGCGCCTACGCGCGGTGACCGAGCCGCTGTGAACATTTCCGTTTTTCGTCATGGCCGCCCCGGCTCGGAGGCCGGGGTAAACTCCGGCGGCCACCCACGCAAGTTGCCACAAGCGCTCTGATCGAGCGGTTGGGAAAGAGGTTTGGCGGGCTCCTCTCAGGATCAGTGGGGCACATTTGGCGGCACGACGACCACTGTTGTTGCGTCTGCCGCTAGGTGTCGTGGGTGGCCGCCTTCGCGGCCATGACGTTGAGATGGCGTGAACGGGTGACAACTTGAATGGAGACCGCAGCCGATGGCAGCACAAAAGGGCAAAGACCTGCTCCTGAAGATCGACAGCGACGGAGCGGGAACTTTCATCACGGTCGCCGGGTTGCGCTCGCGCACGCTCGCCTTCAACGCCGAGAGCGTCGACATCACGCATCAGGAGTCGGCCGGACAATGGCGGGAGCTGCTGGAAGGCGCCGGCGTCAGGAACGCGCGCATCACGGGCGCCGGCATCTTCAAGGACGCGGCGTCAGACGAGACAGTCCGCGCGGCGTTCTTCAACGGCACCATCCGCGCCTGGCAGGTGGTGATCCCGGACTTCGGCACCGTGCAAGGGCCGTTTCAGATTACATCGCTCGAGTTCACCGGCCGCCACGATGCCGAGGTCGACTTCGAGCTTGGCCTCGAATCCGCCGGCCAACTGACGTTCACAGAGGCTTGAGACACTACCCCATGGCCAACCGG